GTGGAGATCTCCACCACGAGAACTCGTGGCGGGGAGTCGATGGGCACAACGCAGCTTGTGCTGGAGGTGTAGTGTGCAGCATCTCATTGCAGCCGACTGGCAGGAGTTCGCCAAACGCTTCCCCGAAGCGAGGGTGTGGTTGCGTGGCCGTGGACTCTGGCGAGAACGCGAGGCGTTGGAACACGAGGCGAAGTGGAGTCATGAACCGCCGTGGCACGTGAGAAAGCGGGCGGAATGGGTGCAGCAGCGGCTCGCCGATCTCAGGCCGCTCGATCTCAGCGCAGACGAACCAAAGGAGACGACATGAGTAAGCTGAAGAAAGAACTCGACCGCTGCGGGCCTTGTGTTGAGAGGGTCGCTGAGAAGGCGAAGACATGCCGTGCGTGTGGCACACCAGTTCAGCCGGGATTCACGCTCTGTGATCCATGCTGGCAGCGAGAGTACGGTGTCGACTTCTGCGAACCCGACAACAGGCCGCGAGAGCGTGAAGGAGGAAACGATGGCTCGCCGCAATCTTCTCCACGTTGACAAGCTCGACGACTTCAAGGCGTTTCTCACGTGGGCCGGATACGCCTATCGCGACGGACGAGGCTACTTCCAAGTTCTTCAGATTCGTGTCGAACGGTTGTGGTCGCGAGGTTTCGTGTGGCACTCAATCTTTCGGAAGCTGCCGCGAGAAGGTGCCCAGCACTACACGGTGCCGGAGCCGCTTATCCCTCTCGTGCAGTCTTACATCGACCACAGAAATCGGGAGAAGTTGTGTCACAAGTAATCATCCGTCGCTGTGCTGTGCTGCCATACAAGGTGCGGCCCCGAAAACCAGCGGAGGCCAAGTATCGAGTGGACGGCGAGCAGCGGTGCCGCTTCTGCGCTCCGACCTACCGCGATGGTCGTGACACGGCGGTATGCGGAAGCATGTGGAAGGGCAGCATCTGCACTCGTCCTGCTGGGCACAGAGGAGAGCACGTTGCTTGCGGCAACAACCACTGTGACTTGAAGCGATGGAGGAACGTGCTGTGACACAAAAGAGGCAGCGTGTCGCTGGGAGGTTGTTGAGTCGGAGCGAACTCCGGCTGATTCTCCATCAGGGCGGCTACTCGAAAGTCGGTGACAAGGAACTCGATGACCTTGAGGCCGCGATGCGTGAGACGCTCGCCTCTCGCATTCGTGCCGCTCGTGGTTACCGAGCGACGAAGAAGCGTGGATGGAAGCTCACCAGTGGAGAGGCCGTGTTCATTGGCGGGCTTCCCACACCGAAGGCGAAGGAGGTGACACGGTGAGCGTGAACCGCAAAACAGCCGAGAAGCAATGCGAACAGTTGTTGGAGCTTCTGCGCGAGCAGCCGGTGACACAACTCGACGCAATCCGTGAACTCGGCTGCATGAGGCTCGCCAGCCGCATCTACGACTTGCGCCGTCGAGGTCACATCATCGACACGCATCGTGTCCTCATGCTGGGCCGATTCGGCAGCAATCGCATCGCCGAGTACCGCCTCGTCAGGGAGTGGAATCATGGCCGACCCTGATCTCCAGCGTGTCATCGTGAGCGTGCGAAGAGGGTTCTCTCTTGAGATCACTTGCGACTTCGCCTCGTGGATGACGCATCAGGCGGCTGCAACCGTTGCGAGGGAGTTGTCTGTGGCAATGGGCGTTGAGGTGGTTCTACGCCGAGCGGTCGTAGAACAGGGCGGGGACGATGTTCCACGTGGAACGTGACACACGGCCAAAGTGCAGGGAGTTGAGATGCAACAACAGGATCGAGAGAACGTGCTGGCTTGGGCTGTCTACTTGAACGGCGCTGAGAGCCAGATGATGAAGGCCGCAGAAGAGATGGCCGAGGCGGCAGCGGCCATCATCCGCCTCGTGAACTTCCGCCGCTCCGATAGCTTGGAGCATGTGCAGGAGGAACTGGCAGACGTGCGGATCATGCTCGACCAGATCATGCCGCTCGTCGGTGTGGCACCTGTGAAGAGCTTCGAGGACGCCAAGCTGGTGCGACTCCACAAGCGCCTCCTTGCCGAGACACGCCGTCGTGTCAATGAGAATCACCAGTTGCGCGGCTGCACGACCTCAGCCGAAGAGATTGCCGCCGAGGCCGAGATCGCGCTGTCGATGTCACCCACCGAGTACAACAGGAGGGGCATGTGACACGGAAGCTCGGCAGAGATGTAGAGGTGGGCGACCTCGTTGTCACCATGTACTCGCCGGGGAGTGCCCGCCGCGTGGAGCGCATCGAACCCTATCGTGGGCCGTATCGGAACGAGGCAGCTTTTCTCGGCTGTCGTGTCGCCGACTTTGAGAACGGCGGTGGGGTCACGCTCTTCGCAACTGAAACCTACGAGGTGCTGTGATGAGCCAGAAGTTCAAGGTTGGCCGACATCTCTGGCGGAAGGTCGGCAGCGGCTGGGTGGAGATGGTGGTCATCGGAGTCAGCACCAACATCGGCCTCATCACGAACGGGCCGTCGAGCGCGTGGGCACATCCTGTTGACAAGCCAGACGAGGCTGAGATGTGGCCCGCTCTGGTGGTGCGGACATGGCGTCTCACGAAGCCAAGGCCCACGGCGCGGGAGCATGGTGTGACACACAACCTCCTCGTCGATCTCGGTCGCAAGTGGCTGATGAGCCGGGGCTGCGTGGTGGTCGTCACAGAACCCAGAAGCGGCTGGAAGAACACGACCAACGAGGAGCCGGATGTCATCGGCTGGGAAGCTGATGGCACATGCTGGGTTCTCGAAGCGAAGACGAGCCGCAGCGACTTCCATGCCGACCGCAAGAAAGAATGGCGTGACACAGGGGTTGGACTTGGGAATCGAAGGTGCTACGTTTGCCCCGAAGGACTACTCAGGGCCGAAGAACTGCCTTTCGGCTGGGGACTGATCGAACTCCCGGTGTCCAATGACTACCGCAATCCAAGACTCAAGCAGCGTCACCACGGCCAAGCGTTTGAACACAACGAACGCGAGAGCCTGATCTCCCTTGTCTCTGCGTGTCGTCGAATCGGCAGCAGAGATTCTCGTGTCACATGCACGCACTACCGCGTGTCCAACAAGGGCAAGACATCTGTGACAACGGAGGACGAGGAGTGAAACTCGACAGGCCCTATCGAATCGTCTGGCAAGGTCGTGATCGTGTGTGTCACGAGAGCTTTGCTGACGAGGACTCGATGAACCAACGCTTTCGAACCCTTGAGCAGATTCTCACACGCGAGGCCGCTTCCACTTTGCATCGGGAGTATCCGAAGCAGAAGCAGCAGCGCACCAATTCAACCGGAGATATGTTCTCCATGGAGGTTCCTCATGACGAAGCCGAAGAGTGACAAGGGTGGTGGCACGATGAAGACCGTGCAGCGCGTCGACGCCCACAGCAAGCATGTCCCCAAGGCCCCTGATGAAGGCGTGGAGGTGGTGGCCGCTTCCATCGTGCCGAAGGAGGAGCAGGCCGGGAGCGACCTCGCTCCCTATTACCGCGAGGTCTGCGCCATCGTCGACTCCGCTGAGATGACGGCCACGGGCGGCTGGGCTGAGTTCTGGCGGATGATGCGCGGCATCGAGAAGAAGGCCCGCGAGGGCCTCGTCACCGCCGAGAAGATGAACGAGGTGCTGCGGATGCAGGCCGCGATCCAGTTCGTCGAACACAACGTCGAGTGGTTGTCCGAGCGCGTGGACAGCGTGAACGGCTGGGCCAAGCGTGCGCCGCTGTTTGCCGACTCCTACTGCTACGAGGCCAAGGTCAGCGAGGAGGATGGCGTTCTCCGTGTCACGGTCGTCAACACGAAGAGCGGCGAGATCATGACCGGTAAGTCGGCGCTGCCCTCCGAGGTGGTGGCCGCTGCCGTGAAGGAGTAGGGGCGTGGCACGTTGCATCCTCGGCGTCGATCTCGGCACGACCTTCGGATGGGCGTTCTCTGCTGGGACTGTGATCCACAGCGGTAGCGCCTACATCGGAGTTCGCAAGGGAGAGTCGCCGGGGATGCGCGGCCTTCGATTCTGGCAATGGCTCGACGGCCTTCACTCTCAGGGGTGGAGGCCGTTTCTCGTTGCCTACGAGAAGGTTGAACACCACGGCCAGCGTGGACACACCAACACGCAAGCGGCCCACATCTACGGCGGGCTGGAGATGATTCTGCAAGCGTGGTGCGCCCAGCACAACATCCAGCACACGCACTTCACTCCGTCCGAGATCAAGAAGCACGCAACAGGAAAGGGCAACTGCGACAAGGAGAAGATGATCGGCGCGGCGAAGCTCCGAGGCTGGAGGCCAGTCGACGACAACGAAGCTGACGCGCTGTGGATTCTCGATCTTGCGTGCCACACTTATCCACAAGCCAAGGAGATCGGATCGTGACACAACAGGACATCGACAAGGAGCGAGCCACCACGGAGCTTGCCATCCTCACGCTGCTGAACGACTTGCAGCGCAAGACCGGACAGGCCGTTGGTTACATCAGCGCATCCTCCGCTCCCGGTGAAAGCCTGTGGCGCGTGGAATCCCAGCAGGAAACCACAGGGCGGCCCGCCCCGCAGATGACACCGAAGCCGCTTCGCGGAGTCCACATCAGCCTCCAGACTCCGAGGGCGTGACACATGGCGAAGACAGGCAAGAAACAAGACGCCGTGGTTGTGGAGCGAGTGGCGACCGACTCCCTCATCATCGACCCCAGCAACCTCAGGCAACACAACGAGCGGAATCTCGAAGCCATCAAGGGGAGCCTCGCCCGCTTCGGCCAGCAGCGTCCCATCGTGGTCGGGGCCGACAACGTGGTGATCGCTGGCAACGGCACACTCATCGCGGCTCGTGCGTTGGGGTGGGTGGAGATCGATGTGGCACGCAGCAGGCTATCGGGGAGCGAGGCTGTTGCATACGCCATCGCGGACAACCGAACCGCCGAGCTTGCCGAGTGGGATTTCGGCTCGCTTGCGGCAACGATCCAGAAGCTCGAAGACGACCTGTTGGCGGCGACTGGTTTCAGCGAAAGGGACATCGATGAACTCATCGCTGGCACCTCCCGGCATCCGGCCAAGCTGGACATTGAACCCTACGACCCAACAAGTGACACGAAAAGCGTGAAGATCGAAGGCATCCCACAGAACCTCGGAAGTGAAGTCGAGTCCGCAATCCGTGACACGATGGAGCAGAATGGGTGGGGCTTCAAGGTGGTTCTCTACTGATGCAAGACCCCAACCATGTTCTCATCAGCTACGCCTACTTCGGCGACCTTCCTGACGAAACGCTGCAGGCCATGTTCGAGAGGCCGGGGTTCTTGTGGCTCCTCGACAGCGGTGGATTCACAGCACTCAACGCTGGATGGACGATCAAGCTCGACGACTACATGGCCTTCTTGCACAAGTGGGGCAGCTACCTTCACGGCTACATGGCGCTCGATGTGGTTGGCAATCCCGAGGCGACAGCAGAGAACCTCCGTGTCATGTTGTCCGAAGGGCTGAAGCCCGTCCCCATTCATGTGTGGGGAGACGACGAGCAGCGTCTCGATGAGCTTTTCGAGTTCAGCGAGTACGTGGCACTTGCTGGACTGCGAAGGCCACACCGACTGCATTCGCCGAAGTCCTATGTGGCACTCAAGCACTCGTGGTCAAGAGGTCGGCGAGTTCATTGGCTCGGCTACACCAATCACGACATGCTCTGCAGGTTCCGGCCCTATTCGTGCGACTCGTCGAACGCGGTGAGCGGCTACCGCTATGGACTTCTCACAGTCTACACGGGCGGTGGAGTTTTCGACACCGAGAGGCCGAGCGGCAAGGTGTTCAAGAGAATTCCGTTGACGCTCTCACAGAGGAGAGCGTTGGCGACAATGGGTGTCACATCTGCTGATCTCGAAAAGCAATCGAACCGCTATGGGAGCAGCCATCACAGGCTTCCAGATGAGTTTCGAAAGCTCTCTGGAGGCAAGGATGAACCCAAGGATGAAAACATCATGGGCCGTGTCACGTTGAGGTCGAACATCCGCTACTCTCGTTTCATGTTCAGCCGCTATGGTGTTCGCGTGTTCAATGCGATGTGCCACACCAAAATCGGACGCTATCTCTTCGAAGCCGAAGAAGAAGTGAGGAGCCCGTTCGAATGAACACGAGAATCATCGTCGCCACCGAGTTCTTCGCTTCACATGCGTGGACAACCGCACCCGACCATCGAGCCTACTTGAGGTGTCAGCACTTCCACGCTTTCCGTGTTCGATTCGAGGCTGTGGTGTCACACGAAGAGAGAGAGCTTGAGTTCCACGACGTTCGTGAACGACTCGACGCTGTGATCCGAGGCCTGTTGCGTGACAACAGCGAGACGCCTCGCTGGTCGTGCGAGACGTGGGCGCGGAACATCATGGAAGCGATGGGGTCGATGTGTGGCTGTGACACGGCGTGCGAGGTTTGGGAGGACCACGCTCACGGCGCAAGGGTGGAGGCTTTCCGATGAACACCGCGTGGATCATCGTTCTCTATCTATCATCGGCGGTAGCTGCGAACATGGTTGTCAACACCTACGGCCAGTCTGCGCTCCCGTTCACCGCTTTCGTGTTGATACCATTCGACCTCACGGTTCGTGACACGCTGCACGAGAGGTGGCGAGGGCCTTCGTTGTGGAGCCGGATGGCAATGCTGGTGGCTGGAGGGTCGGTGTTCTCCATGCTCGCGAACCCCTACTCATGGCGTGTCGCCGTCGCCTCGTTCGTGAGCTTCGCTGCCGCTGGAGCCGCTGACGCCTTTGTGTACCACGGCCTCAGTAACAGAAGCAGGGCGTGGCGGATGAACGCCTCGAACGCTGCTTCTGCGGCTGTCGATTCCGTGGTGTTCCCGCTCGTCGCTTTCGCTGTCATCGTCCCTGCGCTTTCAATCCAGCAGTGGGCTTACAAGTTCGTCGGTGGCGTTGCTTGGGTCTTCATTCTCACCCGTGTCACCAAAACCAAAAGGGGCCAAACATGCTGACGATCACCCGACGCATCCCGTTCTGTGCTGGGCACCGACTCCCGCTGCACAAGGGCGGATGCCGCAACCTCCACGGCCACAACTACGTCCTCCGTGTCACCATCGTGGCACCCGAGACGAAGGAGGGCATGGTTCTCGACTTCGCCGACGTGAAGCGGGCCGTGAAGGGGTGGATTGACGAGAACTGGGATCACGCTTTCATCGCCGACCGGACCGATCGAGATGTGTTGAACCTCATCGACTCGATGGACATGCGTCGCTACATCATGCCGGAAGGCCCGCCGACCGCCGAGGGCATGGCCGAGCATCTGCTCTGTGATGTGCTGCCCGACCTACTTGGCCCGCTGGGTTGCGTGTGCATCCGTGTGGAGATCGAGGAGACTGAGAACTGCGTCGCGTCCTGCTCCTTGGACAACGCCGAGGAGATGATGTTGCCGCGACACGGAGGTGCCACAGCATGAGCGACCGCTATCACTTGACCAGCGTGTTCCTCAGCATCCAAGGCGAGGGATCGAAAGCCGGGGAGCCGACCGTGTTCGTCCGCTTCGCTGGCTGCAACCTCTGGGACGGCAACGAACACCATCGCGCCGAAGCCAAGTGCCGCATCTGTGACACCAACTTCAAGCGGAACTTCTCCGACACCTTGGATGAACTGGTGGACCGCATCCGCAACGCGGCAGGCCACATTCGAAGCGTCACCTTCACGGGCGGAGAGCCGCTGCTGCAACTCGATCAGCCCCTCGTCGACCGTCTGCGAGCACTCTACTTCAAGATCAACGTGGAAACCAATGGCACCGTGTCACCGAAGTTCCGGCGCGTGGCGAGCATCCACATCGTCTGCTCTCCGAAGACGCTGGACAACCTCATCCTCGGCTACTGCCACACGCTGAAGCTCTTGTGGCCGTGGCTCCCGACACCGGACGGGCGGACTGTCAATCCTGAGACTGTCGGCATCAAAGCCGATGCCCACTTCATCCAGCCCATCGACGTGACACACGGCAAAGGAGAGGTGTCTGCCTCTCGTGACTGCTGGGTCGCAGCGCAGGAACTGCTTTCCAATCCCGACTTGGCCGGCTGGCGTCTGAGTCTGCAAACCCACAAGCTGATGGGGCTGGAATGAACGACAAGGCTGCTCTGGTGATCGCCTCCGCTTTGGTGCGACTCATCGAACCTGTGGCACGAGGTGGACTCGAAGAGACACCGAAGCGCGTCGCGAAGGCTTGGGGCGAGTGGTTCGGTGGATACGACGAGGACGTGGAGAGCGTCCTCAAGGTGTTCGAGGACGGTGCTGAACACTATGTCGGCCAACACAGCCAACTGGTTGTCGTCCGCGACATACCCATCTACTCGCATTGCGAACACCACCTCGCTCCGTTCTTCGGAGTCGCTGACATCGGATACATTCCGCAAGGGAAAGTGGTGGGCCTCAGCAAGCTGACTCGCGTGTCACGAGTCTTCGCACGCCGCCTGCAAGTGCAAGAGCGCCTCGGCAATCAGATTGCTGATGCCTTGCAGAAGAATCTGGAGCCGCTTGGGGTGGCCGTGGTACTCCGCTGCCGTCACTTGTGCATGGAGAGTCGTGGGGTCGCTACACAAGGCCAGCAGACGGTCACGAGTGCCCTTCGTGGCATCTTCATGACAAGCGAATCGGCGAGGTCCGAGTTCACCGCTCTCATTCGCTGAGGTTTCTACCTGTCATGGCAAAGCCAAAGCAGCCCGAACCCAAGCCCGTGAGACGGAGCCGCAAAGCTGCCGCCAAGGACGCTACGAACCTTCCTGTGACACCATCTGCGATCAAGCCTCGGAAGCCGCACGTTCAACTCACGGATGAACGCCTCGAATTGATACTGAGAGGCATTCAAAGCAGTCTCAGCATCGACGATGCCTGCTTCCTTGCAAACGTCGTGCCAGACACACTTGCGAAGCGGCGACAGCGTGACGAGGCGGTGGACTTCCTCGTGAGACAGGCCCTTGCACAAGCGAGGGCCCTTGTTGTCACGGCTGGCCTCAAGCTGGTGCGTGGCGGCGACGGCCCGATGATCCGCTACTGGCTTGACCGCCGCAACGCCCACTTCAATCCCGAGATCGTGGACCAGCAGAGGCGGGCCGGAATTGGAGACGAGCCGAGCGATGCGGTTGAGGTTGTGGGCTTCAAGTTCGTGCCACGCAAGACGAAGGACGAAGCATGAGCCGCGCCGTGGATGCGCTGGTGGAACTCAATCCGACGCAGATTCAATTCGCAGAGTCGGACGCCAAGCACGGCCTGATGGTAGCTGGCATGGGTGCTGGCAAGTCTCACGGCCTGCGCGCGAAGCTGCTGCGTCGCATCGAGCAGAACCACCGCTACATGAGCCGCAAGTCGCCGGGAGTGTACCTCGCGCCCACCTACGACATGATCTCCAACCTCGTGCAGCCGAACTTGATGGACCTGTTCGACTCCTACCGCATCCCGCACCACTATAAGCAAGACGACCATCTGTTGACCTTCACGTTTGGCGGGCGCGAGTGTCACATGCGCCTGCTCTCTGCCGAGAATTACGACCGCTACATGGGGCCGGGCTTCCCGTTCATCCTCGGCGACGAGATCGAACTGTGCTTCCGCACGCGGGTGTCGAAGATCGAGGTGATGTGGAAGAAGATGCTCTCGCGTCTGCGTGTGCCGGGAGCCACCAACAGCTTCGACATCGCTGGCACACCAGAGGGCTTCGGCTTCTTCTGGGAGTGGTGGGAGTCCCGCCTTGTGACACGGCCCGAGCTTGCGATGCACTACCAACTCTTCCGCGCCAGCACCTACGAGAACGCGGACAACCTTCCGCCGGACTACATCAACGACCTCATGAGGGACTACGACCCGCAGCGCATCAAAGCCTACATCTTCGGCGAGTTCGTGAACCTCACGACGGGAGCCATCTACTCCGGCTTCCGGCGCGACAAGCATGTGGCACGCGGTGTCTACGAGATGCGAGACCCCGACTTGCCTATCGAGTTCTGCTTCGACTTCAACGTGAATCCGATGACGATTGTCGTGACACAGTATCAGCATCCACGGCTGCTCGTTCTTGCGGTGCTGCAACCGCGCTCGTCCAGCACAGAGGATGCGTGTCACGTTGCGCTCAAGGAGTTCGGGCACCATCGTGGCCCATGCCTGATCTACGGCGACGCCACAGGGAAGGGCCATCGCAGCAGCGGTGCCGCAGGACGAAGCGACCGCGACATCATCGGCGTCTCTGCTGGCAACGGTGTGATCGGCACAGCGTGGCACGCGAAGGGCCGTGGCTACGACACGCGATGGATGAAGACGAACCCGTGGCAACCTGATCGCCATGCGGCTGTGAACGCCTTTGTGTCCAGCGATCGGCTACTGGTGGACGAGGAGCGTGGAAAGCCGCTGGTCACCGACCTTGTGAGACAGACCTATCGCGAGGGCACGCGAGAAGAGGATGACCAGAAGGGCACGCTGGGACACGCGGCTGCGGCTCTCGGCTACCGCATCTTCCGCGACTGGAAGGCTGGCCCGACAATCGAGGAGCGCATGAGCGGCAAAGGCAGGAGGGCAGCATGAGTAACAAGACGCTCCGCGCTGCTGCTGTGCTGGCAGAGGCCGGGATCATCAGCCAGTCGAAGCTCCGTCGCATCCGCATCCATTGCAGCTACTGGGCGCTCCGTGACACAGGTCTCGCTGTTGCGGATGCACAGGAACTCGTCGCCGACAATTTTGGTACCACATGCGACTGCGTGGCCGTCTACGCCCGCCGCCGCGACCGCTACTCCGTCCTCGATCCTCTCACCGAAGACACCACCACACCAGACGGCGAAGCTGAGGCCGAATAGAATCGCTCCTTGCGAAACGAGAGGCTGTTGAAGCACCTTCGTGACACGCGCACACAGTCACGAGGGACACGTAATGCCAATCCCCGGCGTCGGCATGGACAAAGCCTTCCAGCTTCAGGGCCTTGCGGCAGCCGAAGAGGAGGCTCGTCGTGAGCGTGCGGCTGAGATGCTCAATGTGTACCACGGCTTCCGCGAAGAGGTGCTGGAGCTTGTGGACGCGGAACTCCGTCGCGTCTCCGACGTGGATATCGAGAAGATTCCTCGCCTGCTGGTGAACATCACGAGGCGCGTGGCCTCGCAGATCGCGATGGTCTACAAGCGACCCGCCCGCCGCTACTTCACCGACGGCAAGGACGAGGCCAGCGAGCGGCTCAAGGAAATTCTCGTCAAGAGCGACATCGACAGCGCCAGTCGCTCGTGGGATGCGCTGGGCTTCCTGTTCAACACGGTTCTCGTGCGGCCCGTGGTGGATGGCTTCGTCGGCAAGATTCCCGTGGTGCGCTTCCTGACCTACAATCCCGCTCACACCGACGTGAAGGGCCTCGACGCCGACTACCTCAAGCCGGAAGCGGTGCAGTACTACACGCAGATGGTCAGCGAGTTCGGCGCGAAGTCGTGGCATGTGACACGCTGGACGGCAACCACGGCGGAAGAGATCACGACTACTGGTGTCACAGGCCTCGATGGTAGTGACGACACGGCCAACAAGTACGGCATGCTTCCGTTCGCCGTGCTGCGCATGGAGGACATGGGCGAGTTCTGGGGTGCTGGTGCCGACGACCTCGTGGACGCCAATGTGCAGTTCATCGCCCAGCTTGCGTTGCTGCTGGAGAATGGGATGCAGCAGGGGTTCTCGATCCCGTTCGGCGTGAACACGGGCCTCGGTCGCAAAGTCACGGTGCAGTCGGAGACGAGCGGCGGTGTCACGAACCAGCAGCCTTCTCGTGGGCTTGGCCCTCGCGTGGGCATCTTCGTGGAGGATGTGGCCGAGGGTGAAGTGCCGCCGAGCCTGTCCTTCGTGACACCCGATCCTCTGCTCGATCCCATCAGCAAGATTCTCAACATGCTGGTGGGCTTCATCTCATGGCGCTACGGCCTCAGCAGCGAGCGCGTCGCCAGCGTGGTCAACGCGGCCGTCGACAACAAGAGCGGCGTGTCGAAGCAGATGGACAACGCCGACCTCGAGGAGATTCGTGAGCAGCGACTGGAGTCCTTCCGGCGCTTCGAGGCTGATCTGTGGACTGTGTTGCGCCGTGTGCTGGAAGTCGATGGCGGTGTCACATTCGAGGAGAGTCTCGTTTACCACGTCGACTTCTCCGAACTGGACGTGAAGCCCAGCACGGCAGACGTCGTGCAGTTGCAGCAACACCAGATCGCCAACCACATCCGCACGCCAGTCGACTTCATCATGGAACTCAATCCCGACCTCGACGAGAAGGCTGCGATGGAGCAGTTCCGCAAGAACAAGGCGATCAACGATGAACTCCTACTCGCTCGAAGCGTCGAAGACGCACTGGGAGGCGGTGACACGTCTCCACGAGAGGGTGAGGGCGGCGATGCTGGAAGCGGCGAAGACGATCAAGCCGGAGATGCTGGCAACGCCTGAAGGCCGCGCACGCGCCTTCGCGCAGTTGGAGCGCGTGGCGGTTGATGTGACACGCCGGATGCTCATTGAAGCACGCGATGAAGGCAAACGCTACGGCAAGGAAGTGAGGCGAGAGTGGCGAAGCCGAAAGCAAGCTGGCCGCAACTCAAGCTCAAAGGCGTCCTCTCCAACGTCGTGAGCATGGTTGTCAAGCAGATGAAATCCTACGTCCGAAGCCGCCGCGCTATCGACGGAGGCACAGTTCATCCGCTTCGAGAGTCTACACTGCTGGCACGGAAGGCCCACGGCATCATCGGCAGCACGAGGCTTCGTGCCACAGGCGCTCTCCTCGACAAGGGGATCAAGAGCGAAGTGAAAGACATGAGCCTCCTGATCTATCTCAGCGACGAGACGCATCCCGGCCTTCCTGCAAATGGCAAGCGCAAGGCCGTGAAGAGTGGAGCGACTTTCGCTGAGGTCGGAGCCTACAACCAGAAGGACAACCCTGATGTCAACACGGGGGCTGACACGCACAACTGGTGGGGTGTCACAGATGAGACGAACAACATCTCGTACCACCTTATCCGTGAGGAAGTGTTGAAACAGCTATCGAATGGAGCAAGATTCAGCGGCGAGATCCCTGTGAAGCTGAAAGTGTGACACGCTATGTTGACCGCACCGCTCACCATCGCCTTGACAATTCGAGACGTTCGGCGCGTGTCACGCAACGCTGCCGAGTCCGTGTCTGGTGACGTTGCCATGATGGCAGGAAGCGGGATGACGCAGCGACAGATCACAGCATGGATGCGCGACAACGCAGAGGAGAGACTCGAAGCAGCAGCGTCCGCGATGACACGCGAGATCATGAGCGGCATCAACGCCATGACGTACTCGGCGAGCTTCGGAGAGGTGCAGCAGGAGTCGCCGTACTTCCGCTGGACATGGGAACCAACGGCGAAACATTGCGCTGACTGCACGGAGCGCAACAACAAGGTTGGCACAGCAGCGGAGATGGTGGCGAAGGGCATGCCCGCAACGGGAACCACGAAGTGTCACCACAACTGCCGCTGCCGTCTCGTGCCAATCACCCGCGAAGAGTACGACGCGGGCACGAAGATTCTGTGACACATCGCAGCCGACTGGCGTTGAGTGTCGGGGCCGCAGGGCTGAAACCTGATGTCGCCGCAGGGCGGAAAACTGATGGAGGCTCGACGTGAAGGACTGGTGGAACAAGCGTCTCATGACCGAAGCTGGCGACACCGATGGCGGTGGCGGTGGCGACAAGGGCGACAAGGGCGACAAGGGCGGCAGCGAGAACATGGTGCCGCAGAGTCGCCTCAACAAGATCATCGAGAAGCACGGAGCCGAGAAGGCCGAGCTTACTGCGAAGGTCACCGACCTCACGAAACAGGTCGAGACGCTGATGGAGGCTGACGCTGCTCGTCGCGGTGACACGCAGGAACTCCTGACGAGGACGAAGGGCGAACTCCAGACAGCCAACGCCGAGTTGGAGCGGCTTCGCAAGGTCGAGGAGAGCGTGAACAAGGAGCGCTCGAAGCGGTGGAAAGCCCTCGCCGAGAAGCACAAGGACGACCCCAAGTTCAAGGGCGCGATGGACAAGGGAGTTTTCCGCGACGGCGAGGAGGTGGCCGACATCGAGTTCAATCTCGATACGTTCGAGCGACTGAGCGAGGCGGGACTCTTCGCCGACGATGGCGAGGAGGCTCCCAGCGGTAGCGCGGGCCGCAGCCGACCGGGAAGGCCGGACACGACCAACGGTGAGACATCCCGCGACAAGTTCGAGCGGCGACTGCGGAAGCAGTACGAGGGCAAAGCCTGAGCGAAAGCTGCTGCCGCGCATGTGACACAACGCAGACAAGGAGAACCCCATGCCCGAGTTCATTACCCTCGCCGAGATGGCGAAGCGCGAAGAGGTGGGCTTCATCGCCGAGCAGCTCAACAAGCTGTCGCCGATCATGCAGTTCCTGCCCTTCGAGAGGTGCCCCGGCGGCGTGAAGAAGTACGCCGTGCGCGAGGCGCTGCCCACCATCGGCTTCCGTGGCATCAACGACACCATCACTCCCAGCGTGAGCGTCGTCAATCCCTATCAGGAAGGGTGCGCGGTGCTGGAGAACAACCCATGGATTGACCGCGCGGCCATCACCGGGAACCCCGCCGCCGCGATGGCGGACGAGTTGATGGCTTCCGCCGAGGTCATCAAGCAGACGTTCTGTGACGCCTTCTTCTACGGGGATCGCGGTGTCAACCCCAAGGCGTTCGACGGCCTGAACACGCGCATTCTCTCCAGCGGCGGGCAGTTCGTGTCGGCGGCGGGCAGCGGCAGTGACACCTACTCCGTGTGGATTCTCGCCCTCGGCCCGAACAAGGTGCAGGGCATCATCCCCAAGGACGAGGACTACCTCGACGCCCGCATGATTCCCGGCCTGCAGAAGCACGAGACGAAGAAGACGATGGGCTACCTCGGCCACGCCTTCTTCAAGGCGGGCATCGCCGTGGTGTCGCCGCGTGCGCTGTGCCAGTATGGCAACATCAAGAACGCGGGCAGCAGCAACATCTTCGACCTCGACCAGTTCGACGATGCGCTGTCCCGCGTGGACAACCCGACGATGGTGGTCATGCCGCGCACGGGCTTCCTGCAGTTCCAGAAGAAGGCCCGCGCCGCCGTGAGCCTGCGCCGCGACGAACTGGGCCGCTGGTTCTCCGACTACGGAGGCCTGCCCATCTACATCGACGAGAACCTGCTGACCACCGAGACCAACAAGTAGCTCGGTGACACCTTCGTCGGTGTGACACGTCGACCCTGTGCAGGGGCTGTGACACACGACAACGAAAAAAAGGAGAGGCATCATGCTCAGCAAGATCGGCACCGACATTCGGGCGCGATATGCTCCGCCCGTCGACGCTGCCAGCGTGTCCCTCGACGCCGTGGCCCTCGCCGGAGCCGCCCTCAACGGCAGCTTCATCGATCTCGGCAGCGCGGCTCCCGGTGCGCCGACGAAGCTCTACGCCTACTTCAACCCCGCCGGGGTCTTCGCTGGTGGCACCAGCGTGGTGTTCAGCGTGGAGATGGACGCGGATGGCGTGGCGGGCAGCGGCTTGACTGTCAGAAGCACCGAGGCCGTCACCCTCGCCAAGCTCAACTCCGGCGATGGCCACACGCGCATCGAGATCCCCAGCGGCAAGGGCCTGCGGTACCTCCGACTCGTCGCGACGCCCTCCGGCACTTTCACGGGCGGTCTGGGCAAGATCACGGCGTGGATCGGCAGCGAGTAATCGCCCCCCGGTTCTGGCAGACGGCGGCGGGCACTCCCTCCGCTGCACGGTAGGCAGCAGCCCGTCGCCGTCACGCCGGAACCTGTGACACATCAAACCAAGACAGCGGAGAATGACCGATGGCACAGGAAGTGAAGCGCATCAACCCGAAGACGAAGCAGCGTGAGACACGCATCATCGGCGACTGTTATCTGCCCGCCTACCTGAAGGAAGGCTGGGAGTTGGTCGGCGTGCAGACCAGCGTGGCCCCGTCGCTGAAACAGCAGGAAGAGCCGAACCCCAGCCTCGGAGATCCTTCCATCGTGAAGGATGCCGTGGACAAGGCGAACGGCGGCGAGGGTGGCGAGGGCGAGTAGTGCTGCTGAAGGTGAGGGCGTGAGACATGGCACTCGTGAACAACGTGACATCCTCAATGCTCAGCGCTTTGTGGCCTTCGTGGGCGCGCTATGGCTACGCAACCTCAGACCTCACGACCTACTCTGCTGCTGCGTTCGCCTACGTTCAAAACCTGTTGCGAGAGCAGGGAGTTGATCCCGACACGGTTGTCGAGGACGACTCCTCGCACTTCAATCGTGTCATCGGATTCAAGGCGTTGGAGCTTCTGCATCAGGACTTGCAGACTGGTGCTGGTGGTTCGGCTGACGAGCGCTTCGCTGAAGTGCAGGCCGACTACGAGGAGCGCTTCAACGAGGCATGGCCGAACATCAGCTATCGACTGATGGAAGATGGCAACGAGGATAACGCAACGACCGTGGACGCTGGGCCTCTGACACGACTCGGAAGGGCGTGAGACATGCCTGTGACACCGAACCAAGTCAATCACGCGACCTATCTCAGCGACATCATCGGAGAGGTGATCACTGGCGTGGTAGCCGCGAACGGACTTCAGTTCGTTGTCGTCGCGCTTGTTGGCGACGCACAACCTACGGCGCAGCAGCAGGCAAACCACTTCTGGTTGGAGGCCCTTCCGCTGATGCCGCAAACCGATGACAGCAGCTCTCCGACGTGGCTTCAGCCCTTTGATGTTTGGGTGAGCCAGAAGGTCTCTCGGAAGAGCAGTTCACGGCTGGCTGCTGTCGACATCGTGACACAGGTGATGCTGCTGCTCACGGTGCCACACAAGTGCCCGTCCAACGCCTATCACAGGGGTCGCTGCGACTTCATCGAGTCCGATGTCGAGGTCGACGACAGCGATGTGCTGTGCGTGAGGCTTCGCATGGCGTACTGGTGTCGCGGCGTGTGGCCGAAGCCCGCGAAGTAGAAGGGAGACGACGATGCCGAGAACCGCTTTCCGAGCCGCCAACGGCGAACTCGTGAACGCGCTGCCCGTCGAAGATGACGGGCCGCAGGATCAGCAGCAGCCGCCCGCTGCGGAAGGTGGCGGTGACACGCCCGAGCCGGATGACGGCGACGGCGAAGATGAAGGAGGCCAGCAGTGAGCCTGCACATTCCCAATCGGGTGTTCGTAGTCGCCCAGCGCGAGGTGACCTACGGCGTGGACAGCGCGCCAGCCGGTGGCGGCCTCATCGAGGTCTACGACCTGAAGAGCAGCCCGTCGCTGGAGACGATCTCGCGAACGACCAACAAGGCGAACATGAGCGCCGAGAAGTCTCTGGTGGGCAAGCGCAGCGGACAGGTGACGTTCAAGACGCCGCTGTGGGGGCCGAGTGGTGCCGTCGCCACGGTTGGGAGCATCCCGCGCTGGACGCGCTTCATCAAGGCGTGCAGCATGGTCGAGACGTTCGTGGCCAACGCCAGCGACACTCTGGCCTGCAGCAGCCTCACGCCGCCGCAGACGAACGGGCCGGACTCGATGTCGATCTGGATTCTCGACAGCCCGCAGTCCACCAACATCGGCACGGTGTCGAAATTGCAGGGCTGCGTTGGCTCGGCGAAGATCGTTCTCACCAACGGTCAGTTCCCCTACATCGAGTTCACGTTTCAAGGCAGGTGGAACACGCCCACGGCCTACGCTGGCCAGGTCTACACCGGCAGCGAGGAGACGACGCAGGAGCAGGCGTGGCTGGGCACGACGCTGACTCTCATCAAGGACGTCGGCGGCACCAACACCGACGTGTCGAGCAGCATGGGGCCGGTGCAGTCGGTCGAGATCGACCTCGGCCTCAGCGTGCAGATGCGCGAGGACTGCCAGCAGGCCAGTGGCGTCCTGGGCTTCCTCATCACCGCCCGTGCCGCCAAGATCACGTTCACGCCCGAACGGCTGACGCCCAGCGCGGCGATCAACTGGTGGTCGCTGATGACAGCGGGCACGCCGCTGTCGCTGAAGGCGCTGTTTGGTGCGGGCGCGACGTGGCAGCACTATGTGAAGGCCAACACCTTCGTCATCACCGGCATCAGCGGCGAGGAGCGCAACGGCGTCTCGGTGGACAAGATCGAGGGAAGCCTCTACGGCAACGACAACGAGATGACGATTTTCCTGGACTGCGCGGCGTAGCCAGCGCCAGCGCCAAACCGACAGCGGAGGATGGATGAAGCTCGCAGCGTTGAAAACCCAAGTGGTGGAAGTGGAGGGCGCGGCGTTCACCGTCAGCGCCCTGCCTTCCTTCGTGAACATGGCGATCAGCCAGGCCGCGCTGGACATGGACACCCGCAGCCCCGACTTCGGCAGTCAGTATCGCCCCGGCGGGCTGGCGGGCCTCTACACCGACGCCACGGCGTTCGGCCTCGTCGCGTGGGAAGGTGTCGAGGACGAACAGGGCCAGCCCGTGCTGCTCGAACGTCGTGCCGTCACCATCGGCACCTCGAAGGTCGAGCGCGTGGTTCCCGACCTGCTCCGGCGGCTCCCCGTGGAGGTCATCCGACAGCTGGGTGAGACGGTGCTGGCGCTCAGCAGCCTCGACTTCGCCACGGCGGTAAAATCTACTGCGTCCTCCACGCAGGGAGCCTCCAGCGATGGAGAGGAGGACGCTCCGAGCGTCTCACCTGCGCCGGCTGCACCGAGCATCGAGAGCGGGGATGCGGGTTCCACGGATACCACGCAGACCCCTTGAATCGACGCCACATGGCGTGGCCGTGGCCCGACTGGTTCAAGCGGTCACACGGACAGCCGATTGGCGAACTGCCCGACAACCGCAGTGAGTGGCAGACGCAATGCCCGCTGAGTCTGATTGACGACCGCAGCGTGGCGTTGGTGAAGGCGGTGCAGGCAATCGACGGCGGGCAGCTTACAATCGGCTGGAGCGAGGCCGATCTGGTGCCCGAGATCGTGTGGCAGGCCGCAGACTACGTTCACGCGCTGCAACGGCAGCAGCAAGAGGAGGAGGCGCGAGAGCATGGCCCTGACCCTCGGTGAACGCGGTCTCAAAATCGTGGTCGATCTCGACGACTCCGCGGCCAAGAAGGCGTGGGAGCGGCAGGAGAAGATGGCGACGGCGCTGGGCAACAAGCTCAAGACCGCTTTCGCCGCTGCCGCTGTTGCCACGGGAGGCCTCGTTGTCGCGTCGGCGAAGGTCGGCATCGCCTTCGACTCCAGCATGAGCCGTCTTGCCGCCAACGTCGGGGCGACAGGCCAGCAGTACGACCAGCTCAAGAAGGCGTCGATTGCGGCGATGGAGACGACCATTTTCGGCGCCAATCAATCCGCGGACGCCCTCTACAATCTCACCAGCGCGGGCTTGTCGGTGGAACAGGCCATCGGCACACTCGGTCCCACTCTGCAGATGGCGCAGGCCGAGAACTACGGCCTTGCTGAATCCGCCACGCTGATGACGAACACGCTCGGCCAGTTCGAGATGAGCATTGGCGAGGCCGACCGCATCAGCAACGCGCTGGTGGCCACCGTGGTCGCGGCGAACATGGAGATGCCGCATCTCAGCGAGGCGCTGAAGATGGTGGGCGGGCAGGCCCACATCACCGGCCTCGGCTTCGAGGAGACGCTCGCCGCGCTGTCGGCGTTCTCGACGTTCGGTTACAAAGGCAGCCAGGCTGGCACGACGTTCGCTGCCGCGCTGCGCGAGCTGCGCGACACCGGCGGCAAGCTCGGGCCGTACATGAAGGATGTGAACATCGCCAGCGACGGTCTGGCGGTCACGCTCGACAAGCTGAAGGCGAACGGCCTCACGGCGCAGGAGGCGCTGACCCTGTTGGGAGCCGAGGGCGGCAACGCCGTGGCGCTTCTGATGCAGGCTGGCGGCGATGCGATCCGCGACTACACCGACAAGGTGACGGACACGACGTTTGCTGCCGACAAGGCTGCGGTCAGCTTCGACAACATGGAAGGCGACCTGCTGAAGTTGCAGAACACGGCGGGGCTGGCCGGCATCACCATGTGGGACGCCATGAAGCCCGCGTTGCGTGAAGCCGTGCAGCTGCTTACCGACAAGGTGAAAGAGCTGGCGGGCTGGTTCGACAAAAACAAGGACTCCATCGCCAAGATGGTGGAGAAGATCACCACGGGCCTTGTCCAAGCCTTCTCGTGGCTGATCGAAAACTCGCGCATCCTCATCACCGTGCTTGGCGGGCTGGTTACGACCTTCGTCGCGCTCAAGATCGGGGCCCTCGTCCAGCAGTTCATCGGATTCGTTGGCGTTCTCAAGACCGCCAAGACCGCCACGCAGCTGTTCAATCTCGCGTGGAAGGCGAACCCTCTTGGAATCGTCGCTACCGCCATCGGCCTTGCCACCACCGCCATTGGCTACTTCACCACGGGCGTGAAGGAGAACAAGGAGGCAGTGGTCGAGGCCACGACTGCGCTCGATGACTACAGGACGAAGCTGGAGGACATCACCAGCGTGACTGGTCTGACGGCGGAGGTCGAGTCGTTGACGACCGCCGTCCGTGAGCGGCAGAAGATCATCGACGGGATGCTGGGCAAGTACGACGAGTGGAGGTCGGCGGGCAAGACCGTCATCGAGCAGGTTGCGCTCGCCACTTCCACGGGCTTGAACGATCAGATCAACAAGGAGACCGAGCTGCTTCAGCTCGACAAGGACAGGCTCAAGTTGGCGATTGCTCGACTCGCGCTCGTGAAGCCGAAGGGTGACGCTGGAGCGAGCAATCCGGCGACAGACCCGAAGGTGACACACAACAAAGCCGTGCTCAAGTTAATGACCAGTGATAACGTGTCGTGGTTTGCCAGCGACCTCTCCGCTCGTGAGGCATGGCTGGGGGAGAGCAATAAGATCACGATCGATAAGGTCGAGGAGGTGAAGGTCGCCACCAAAGACCTCGTGGCGGTCTACGACGAAGCCTACTCCGAGATAGAGAGCCGCGACAGGTTCTTCCACGACTCGATGTTCTCGGCAGCGCAGACGGCGGGCCAGATGATGATTGGCGGCGAGAAGAAGTGGGGCAACATCCGCAAAGCCCTCCAGCACCAGCTCCTCTCGTCGATGCTCAGCAAGCTGTTGAGCACAATGAGCGCGGAGATGATCGCTAAGGTGTCCCACGAGGCCGGCATGAAGGCGGTGACCATCGCCAGCGAGCAGGCGAAGTCCTTTGCTGCGGCTGGTGGCGCGAGCTTACGCACGGCTGTCCGCGCCAAGGAGGCCACGGCGTCGGGTGCGAACACGGCCAAGCAGACCGTGGAGACGGCTTCGGGTGTCACAGCGTTCTTTGCCCGCCTCGGCCCCGTGGGCCTCGTCGCTGCCGCTGCGGCGATCGGGATGTTCGTGGCAATGATCCGCAACGCCGCTCGTCGCGCTGGTGGTGGTCTGCTGGGCGGCGTGGGCGGTGAGCGCGAGGATCGCAACCTCATGCTCTATTCGCCTGGCGAGTACGTGGTGCAGGCGTCGAGCGTTCGGGGCGTGGGCGTGGGCACGCTGAACCACATCAACCGCACGGGCACGCTTCCTGGCGGCGGCGGGGGCGGCATTGTCGTCAACGTCGATGCCCGCTCGGAAGTCACGAAGGAGGCGATCCGTCGCTACTTCACGACGCAGGACGGGGCGAGGTTCTTCCGCGAGCTGATGGAGCGGGAGTCGGTGCTTTCAGCAGGCTGAGGAAGCCATGTACCTCTACGACGGTGACTCTGTTGGCGTGGCCTTTGATGGCGTTGCCGAGATCCCGATTGAGACGCCGGGAAACGCGGTCGTGCTGATCGCCGAGAACGGGAAGGCGCGCAGCTACGTCCGCAGCAGCCCGACCGAGCGGGTGTTCTCCGTGGTGACGTCGCCCATGACCTCTACCATGTTCGATGCCCTCTACGCCCACGTCAGCGTCTTCGACTTCGCAGGCTTTGTTCACTGGTGGTATCCCGATGCGAACTCCGCGACCGGGACGGTCTACAGAGTGCGGGTGATGTCCTTCGATTCCCGCAAGGCGGGCCTGTTCTACTTCGTCACGATGAAGCTGCGCGAGGAGATTACCTTGTGAGAACGCTGAGCACGAACGTCACCAACGGCATTGCCGGCGACGTGGGCAGCAAGCCTGTGCTGCTGTTGCTCGTGACGCTCGCTGACGGCACCATCTTCCGCTGGTCTACCAAGAGCACCGCCGACTTCATCGACTGGACGGGTGATACCTTCGTCGGCGACGTCATCAGCCACGTGAGCAGCATCAGCACCGAAGTTGACATCCCACGCTTTGGGAGCCGCAACATCCTCGGCAACTTCGACTTCGATCTCGTGAACGCGGCCTACTCCGGCACCACCCGATTCGACGAGTATCTCGTGGACGAAGGGGTGACGATGGAGGGCGCAACGGTCGAGGTGCGGCTGATCTTCGACGCAACGAATGCCACGTGGACGGCTGCGGCGATCATCGGCTACGGCAAGGTGGTGAGCACCAGCTTCGATCTCGACACCTACAGCGTCAACGTGCAGACGGACGGGAAAGACGGCTACGTGCAAGTCCCTGTCTCGGTCGTGCGAGACGTTGCCGGCTGGGACGGCGATCCAGAGTATACCAAGGGTGAGACGGAGATCCCGTTCGTCTACGGCAACGTCGCTGATCTCTATGTTCCCTCCGTCGTGACCATCACCACGTTCGGCGAGCAACGGGTGCAGATCGACACCGAGAAATGCTACGGCCTGTCAAGCCTGTGGGTGAGCGGCTATCGTTGCGACCGCGACATGGTGGAGATCGCTGCGGACAAGAACTACATCGACTGGATGCCCGTCAGCGCGTCGGCACCGCCTAACGCCGGTCTTGTGCCGCTGGAGGGCGTCTACGACACAAGCCCGACCGGCTGGACCAATGAGGCGTACACCTTCTGGTTTATTGGGACGACGCAGGCCAACGTCTACGACGACAATCTCAGCACCAGTGCGCGGGTCAACGGCACGATTGGTGCGCCTCCCTACAACTCACACCGCGTTGATTTCACCGGCATGACCCACGGCCTCGACAGCGACAGCCCCATCTTGAGAGACCTGTGGGGCGTCGCTGTGCGTGTCAAGACGCGGAACGTGGCGACCTACAATCATCCGTGGTTCAAGTTCATGCTGGCCGACAGCGGCTCCTCGTGGTCGGCTGGGCTGACGGTCGGCGACAACGTGGAACTCGACGGCTTCGAGCCGCACGAAAAGTTCTTCTTCGGCGTCTCCGCTGGCGACTGGACGTTCGCCGGTCTCGTGGCGCGCGGAATGCGCGTGGCCAGGGAGAGCGGCAACGACGTGACCGTGGAGCGATTCACCGACCTGTTCGAGATCAAGATGGATTGGGTTGTCGCCGAGTCTTTCAGTTCCGCTGATTTTCTGTCACTCGGCGTCTACGGCAGAGAGTACAACAACACCGACATGGCTGACGGCGTGCGCTACGGGGCTGATCCAAGCACGCTCTACATCTCGTCACCCGTTGCCGCCATCGAGCATCTGCTGCGGTTGTATCACCCTCCTGCGCTGTCGGAGATCAACGAGACCTCTTTCAATCAGGCCTACACCGACTGCAACGCCTGGGGCAGGGCGGCGACGGAGATCGAGGACGAGTGGGCGATTGGCGGCTGGCAGACGAGAAAGCAGAACCTGCGCGACTGCATCGAGGACATCTGCGAAGAGTTCGGCCTCGCCTACCTGCAGGGTTTCGACGGCACGATCAAGCTGGCGATGGTGCAGCCGCAGACCAGCGTCTACGAGTTCGACCTCGGCGACATCCTTGCCGGGAGCCTCGTGCTCGACGCCACGCGACTCAGCGAGGTGCGGAACAGCTTTGTCCTTCGCTACGGCTACAACGAGTCCACGCAGCTTTGGAGCAGCGTCAGCATCAACAAGGACAGCGGGATCGTCGAGGGCTCCTCGTGGTTCTATCTGCAGCGTGCCTGTCAGGAGAGCTTCGACGCCTACGGCGTGACACAGGAACTCAAGATCGACCTGAAGTGGATCGCCTCGGAGAATGCTGCACGAAAGGCTCTGGATTGGCACGTTTGGCGGCGGCGGAAGTGCCCCAAGCTGGCGCGCTGGAAGTCGAGCGGAATCCAATCCCTTGCGGTCGAGGTGATGGATTCGGTGACGGTCAAGCACCCGCTCACCGAAGCGACGGTGGGCGAAGATTTCATCGTCTACTCCGTCGTGTTCGACTGGCAGCGCATGACTATCGAGTATCGTGGGATCAGGGTTGAGGACATGAACAGGGACAGCGGACCAGTCCCCTCGCCATGAAAAACAAGAGGAGACTGGACTGAGGCCCTGTCTGATCGGAGGAGGTCGAGATGCCTTTCAAGATGAGCGGCGACGAGTGTCTGCGGGCCAGCCTCGGTGCCTACGGCGTTCGCAAGTTCACGGACACCAACGCCCACGTGGGGCAGGCGGTGGCGGTCAAGGCGGTGGGCGGCGACGTCACCGTGACACTGATCGACGATGGCGGGATCACTTGGAGCGGCCACGTCATCAAGGACGGCGACGTGCTTCCCGGCTGCTGGACGAGTGTGCAGCGGACGGCTGGTGGCACGGGCATCATCGTGTTCAACGCGCCGGGGCAGACCTACAGCGCGTGGACGTAGGAGGTCGCCATGATGCTGAGTAGCGGGCTGCTTCTACAACAGCGCCGGCTGGGCGACGACGTGATTGCCGCCGGGCTTGTCCACGACTGGAGGATGGACGAGGAAGCCGCCGTCTCCGACCGCATGGGCGCCCGCAACCTCACCTCGTCGTGCGGGCAGGCGCTGGACTTCAGCGGTGACACGGCAGACGTCAACTGGCTGTGGGACACCGGTGCCACGGACTACCAGATGGCGTTCGTGGACAACAAGCCAACCATGAGCATCGGTGCTGTCTACAACGCTGACACGGTACACGATGGGCATCTCTATGGTGGGTGGTACGGTAGTGGAGGCGCTCCCGCGTCGGTTCGCGTTCGCAACGTGGCGGCGGTGCTGAAGTGCCAGCTCTCGTTCTGGGTGACTCCTACGGCCATTCGTGCCTTCAGCGTGACACCGCCAACGGCAGGGAATTGGACAAGGGTGTGGTGGCAGCTGGACACCTCGCAGGCCACGGAACTCGGCACGTCTGCTGGAGTCGCGGCTCGTGTTCGTTGCTGGGTGAACGGCGTGGAGCAGAACGTCGTGAAGGATGGCGCGACCGTCGTGCAAGGTGACACCCTCGACGTCAGCGGGACTGTGATCCGAAACCGCCTGAGCATTGGCGGTGGATGCTACGATCCGTCTGCCATCGTGCGCCCCGATCAGTTCCCGTTCAATGGCAAGATTCAGCGCGGGTTCGTCACCAGCCAGCTTGTGACACAAGGGGAGGCCGAGACGCTGCTCACGGGCCACCCCTACCAGTTCCCGACGCTTGGCGACGGCCACATCCACGTCCTCGACGATGGAACGGGCACGGTGGCGACGTGCTACCGCGACGGCACGTCGCTGACGGCGTATCACGAGGGGGGCATGCCCATCAACACCGCGTGGGTCAACGCCACGGCCCAGCAGGCTCCTTGCCCGCAGACGCTGTTGCGTCGCCACGGCACGGCTGCGGCTCCCGGCATGGGTGGGAGTCAGACGCT